ATGCGCTGTTACCGCTTGGCAATCCTACGAGGCCCGAAGTGAATATGCTTTCGCGTCAGGCCCGGATGGATGCTTATAAGCTGAAGGCAGCGCCTGGGGCCATCAACAAGGTCAACGTGCGACTTAGTGAAGTATTCAAGGCCTTGTCGGCGACAATGCCGCACATCACTCGTGAGTTCATTCGCATGTCCGCATTCCATACTGGAATCACTGATGATCAAGGCAGTGCGATACTACTCGGATCCATAGTGATGCAGGTGGCGGTGGACAAGCCAGTGGAGATCGCGACACGCATGGTCAAAGACATTGCAGGTTGCAACGCTTTGACTGTGGTGTTAAAGAGTTTGGGTTTGAACGGTTGCCTGCAGGGTGCCGCGTTGTGTGAAGGTAAGTGCCTCACCGGGCGTGGCGTGGTAGCGAAGGATATTATGGAGGATGCTATGTACAGGTGTGGTAGTGAAAAACTAACGGCTCGTGTGCATAACGTTGACCCAGTCCAGTTGAGGTCGGCCGTGCGCGAGATAATCACAAATGAGTGTGACAGGACTAAGGTGAGATTTCAGGACCTTGACTCATTTTGGACAGCACGGTGGAATTGGTGTGTCAATGGATCTCACTCTCGTACGATCGAGGAGTTCAATCCGGACATAACCCCACTGCCAGACACGTTCAAGGGGGTGCAGGTACATAGGAAAGTGTTCTGTGAGAACACGAATAAAGAACCGTTGTCCACATGGAACGGTATTGCATACTTCAGTGCTAGCCAGAAACTGGAAAACGGCGCTACTCGTGTAATATATTCAAATGATACTCTAACGTACCTTGCGTTTGAGCACTTCTTCAAGCCGATTGAGAAGGCATGGAAAAACAAACGAGTCATACTTGACCCAGGCGCCTTGGGAACCGTGGGTGTCGGCAAGCGTATCCGTGGTATGCGTTCCCGTGGTGGCGTTAATGTTATGTTGGATTATGATGATTTCAACAGTCGTCACCAGCGGCTGTACATGCAGATGGTCCTTGAGGAACTTGGTGAGTATACGTGCTATGACGGCAAGTTATTGTCTAATCTCACCCGCAGCCTGAGCAACAGTTACATCACTGTAACAGGCGAAATAGTTGGGCAGCTTGTTGATACTCTGATGAGTGGGCACCGTGGCACTAGTGTCTTCAAT